ATCGGCATCAGCAAACAGGACGCATACAACTGGCTCTCGTGGGGCGAGGAAGGCAAGGACGCAACAGGGCCACACCCGGACATCTACCGCAGATTCTTTGACGCCGTCACCCGTGCCGAGGCCCGCGCAGAGGTCAGAGCTGCCGCCCTCCTGCAGCAGGCGAGCCAGGACCGAGTGATAGACCTACCCGACGAGGACAGCAATCAGCGCTGGGTGCAAGGCGACTGGCGGGCGATAGCCGAGTTCATGGCGCGTCGTTATCCGAAGCGATGGAGCAAAGCCGAGCGGGTATCGCAGGAGCACACCGGCGCCAACGGCGGGCCGGTGCAGGTCCAAACCATCCCGCTGCCTGTATTCGGGCCCAACGACCCGCTGAACCACTTCGACCACGCACAGGAGGAGCCAGATACCAGTGGCGACGACGACCCAGGCGAGTGACCGCCCGCCGGATCGACCGGCGAGGGGCGAGACGCTCGACGAGTTCTGCCGCCGCCACTATGGATATCACCGTGGCCAGCAGGCATTCATCAACGACCGCAGCATGTTCCGGGCGGCCATCGCCGGCATCGGCGGGGGCAAGACGGAAGTGGGGGCCTTCGAGGCTGTCCGGCACTGTGTGGCATATCCGGGCATGAAGGGCCTGATCGTAGCTCCGACCTACCGGATGCTCAACAGGTCAACGCGGCTTGTCCTGCTCAAGGTGGCAGGATGGTGGGGAGACATCCTCGGCGTCAAGGAGTACAAGTCGGAAGCCCGCGTCGAGTTCACCAAGGTGGTCAACCAAGTCACCGGCGAGTGCTCAAGCGTGTACTTCGGGCATGCCCAGGATGCCGACAGCCTACGTGCCGTGGAGGTCGGGTACTTCTGGATTGACGAGGCGCCGCTGTGCTCGCAAGAGGCCTTCCGTGTCGCCATGGGGCGCATCCGTCAACCAGGTGTGCCTCACCGGGGATGGATCACCGGGACGCCGAAGGGCCGCAACTGGGTCTATCGCAGCTTCGTGGAGGAGCGCGACACGTGGCCTGCCGAGCGACAGAAGGCCTACGGCTTCCACACGTGGCGGACGCACGAGAACCCGCTGTACCAGGCGGAGCCGGAGTTCCTCAGAGCCCTCGAAGCTGAGTACGGACTTGGCAGCGACTTCTATGCCCAGGAGATCGAGGCCAGCTTCGTCACGTTTGCGGGGCTGGTGTATAAGGACTATGACCCGGCTCGCCACGACATTCCGGGTCCGACGCCGCGATTCGTGCGCGTGGTGGCCGGAGTGGACTGGGGATTTCGGTCGCCGGGCTGCATCGTGGTCCTTGCAGAGGACGGGGCGGGCAACATCTGGCTTGTGGACGAGGTATATGAGCGGAACCGGGTGGTGAGCGGCAAGCCCGGAGACGACTGGGTAAGCGACGCCAAGGACCTGCGTGCCCGCTGGGGTGTGCAGGCGTTCTTCTGCGACCCGGAGGACCCGCACGCGATCTTTCAGTTCGCGGACGCCGGGCTTCCCGCCTTCCAGGCCGACAACCGGCGCATGCCCGGCGTCAAGGCCGTGCAGGCCCTCCTTGCCACGACCCGCCTGCGGCTGCTGGAGGGCGCGGCGCCAAACGTGGTGACGGAGTTCGGGCAATACCACTGGCGCACGGACCGTGACGGCAACCCGGTCGAAGACGCCGACCCGAGCAAAGAGTTCGACCACGCCATGGACGCTTTGCGGTACGCAGTCATGGGTCTGGCCATCGTGCCGGATGACGACTACATGCTCTACACAGACGACATCCTGCCAGGTTTCGAGGCAGAGCAATTGGGAGCGGCGAGACTGTGAGCATACTCAGCAGGGTCCGGGAGGCGCTCGAGGCACAGGCACTGCAGCGCCGAGCCGATGTGGCCTTCTCGCGCGTGCAGGAAACCATCGCCTCCCAGCTCGCGCAAGAGCTGACCGAGGAGGATAACGGGTGGCGCAAGCTCAGCGAGGGCAATGGCACCTACGACCTGAGCCAGAGCGAGCTGTCGGAGATACGCGCCAAGTGCATCAAGGCCTGGCAGATCGACCCGAGCCTCGGGCAGGCCGCAAGCCTGCTCGTCAGCGGTGCCTTCGGCAAGGGCCTGGACACTCCCCGGGCTGCCGACAGCCGCGTCCAGGAGGTTGTGGATAGGCTCTGGGAGGACGAGGACAACCGCCTGGCCCTGTTTTCGCGCGACGCCATGGCCCGCACCAGTAATGCCCTGATGCTCGAAGGCGAGCGGTTCCTCGCCGTGCACACCAGCGTCACCGAGAGCCGCGTGAAACTCTCTGAGCTACCCTGCGCAGAGATCGTAGACGTGGTGACTGCGCCGGAGAACTCCCTCAAGCCCGTCCTGTACCGGCGTGAGTTCAGACCCGAGACCTACGACGTGGCGGCCGGTCGCTACACGACGGGGGCGAAGAGGGTGGCCTACTACGCCGATTGGCGCTGCTGGCGGTATCTGCTGGACCCGGCGTTCGGCGAGGATGACCCCGATTGGGAAGAGGGCGTGGCCGACCTGTTGAGCCGCGCCGGCATCGGTGGCGAGGCCGGGCCGATAGCATTCGCCTACCACGTGAAAGCCAACACGCTCGGTCTCCGCGGCATCCCGGAGGCCTATCGGGCCTACGACTGGATCCGGTCGCACGCCCGGACCGTCTCCGACCTCGTGACGCTGAGCAAGGCCCTGGCCATGTTTGCCTGGCGGAAGAAGCTCAACACGAAGAGCGCCACCGCCATCGAGAACGCGGCCAAGATGTTCAGGACGCCTCCCAGCGGCCCGGCCGGTGTGCAGGTGGAGAACCAGAACGTGAGTCTCGATGCCATCAACGTGCCGACCGGGGGCGTGGGCAACCTGGAGGCCGCCAGCCGCCAGACCCACCTGCAGTCCATCCGGCCCTTCGGGTTCGGCGAGCACTACTACAGCGATTCGAGTACGGGCAACCTCGCCACAGCTACAGCGATGGAACTGCCCGCTATCTGGCGCATAGAAGACCGGCAGCAGACAGTCGGCACCATCTGCGAGGACCTGACTCGTCTGGCAGTCGAGCTGGCCATCATCCAGCAGGACTTCCCGAGCCGCCGCCTGCCGACTCGCGTTGACAGGGCCTTCGACCTGGACTTCCCGCCTGCTCAACCGGACAATCCGGCCACCACGGCAACCCTGCTGCAGGCATTGACCTCCGCCTCGGGCGCGCTGCTGGACCCACGCGAGGCCGCCTATCAGGCGTACACCGCGCTTGGCAGCAACGATGTGACCGAGCTATTGGAGCGCCAATTCCCGGTGGAGGAGAAGCTCGATGGAGAGGCAGCGACGCCAGAGCCGGGAGCGGAGACTGAGCCACCGGAGACGGATGAGACGACCGGCGAAGAGCAGGTAGCCGAGGCCCGCGCACAGGAGGCGGTGCCGCCCTTTCCGGCGAGGTGACACTCGCGCGGACGTGGAGCGCCGCTTCGCCGCCGAACTGCAAAGCCGCGTCATCGAGCCCTGGCACCGCAAGTGCTGGGCGTGGGTGCGACGACTCGAGCACGCACCGAGCGAAAAGGCCCTGACCGGCGCCATCCGGGCCAACTGCATGCCGAACCAAGTCGCGCTTGCGGAGATACTGCGGAAGTACATCCTGGATGCCGCAGACGCCGGAGGCCAGGCTGCGCTTGACAAGAGTGGTCCGGTGATACTCAATGCTCTGAGGGCATCCGGCATCGACACGCGGGCACAGGAAGCGCTGCCCGTCCCGGCGTCGCCACCGAGTTCGGAGAGCGCGATATGGAAAGCCATTGAAGCGGAGTGGTTTGCGGCGGGAGGCCCGGGCGAGGTGCGCAAGGGCGCGATACCGCTCCACGAGGACATGCGCTCCACGGTCCAGGAGCTACTCTCTCGCGGCGAGGGCTGGAACGCAACGGACGGGTTCACCTTCCACTTGCGGGACCCGGAACTGCAGCGGGAACTCCTCCGCCGCGGCGAGAAGATCAAGGGCCAGGTCACGGACACAATGCTATCGGATTTCCGGGCCCTGATGGCGCAGCAGTTCTACCGCGAGGGCCTGCCGCCGGACCAACTCGCGCTGGAGATCGAGAAGCTCTTCCCGACGACCTACAAGGACCGGGCGCTCGTCATCGCCAACACGGAGACGGGCATCGCCTACGGGGTCGTCAATCACGAGGCCAGCGTCCGCAATGGGGTAGACGGGCACGAGTGGCGGACCGCGGGCAGCAACCCGCGGGCAGCGCACTCTGCAGCGAGCGGACAGGTCCGGCCGATCACGCAGCCATTCATCGTC